ATTTCATGTATGTGCATGATGGCAGCTCTTTGATTACCAGTCCATTTGTTATGGTAATGGTAATAATCTGAGGAAGTAAGTGCAGGAATAATTCGTGTAACAAATCCTTGTTCTTCATTTTCAGTAATTACCTCTTTTGTTTTTCTACCGTGGTAATGTCCTGTATATAAAATACGATGAGTTGCGTCACCCCATTCAGTAGGAAACTCTACAGCATATACTAATGGGTTATTTTTAGAAGACACATCTCCATGTTCTACAGCAATCATGTTTTTACCGTACACAATTACTTTACGTTCTGCATATTCTACATTAAATGATATATCATAATCATTTCTAAATACTTGAGAAACAGCGTGTATCATATGATATGATGATAATCTATCGTGATTACCAGGTACAAATACAACTTCAAGTTTATCACAAAAAGGTTTTAATCTATTTACAGCAATACACACAGCATCAAATGCTTTTAAATATGCTTTAGTTGCAACTTCTGAATTTTCTACAGGTGTTCCTTTTGTAGTCGTACCATCAAAAGTATCCATGTTTAATGTATCAGGTCCTATTATAAATACAATCTTATCTAAATAATAGTTCTTGTATGCTTTACCTACAAGATATAACAAAGCAGTATCCATAATTTCTGCCATGTTCTCATTACCAGGTTTACCAAAGTGTAAGTCTTGTAAAGAAATAACCCCGCACACTTTTTCAGTTGATACTGGGTTTAAGTGAATGGGGTTAATGTCTTTGTAAACAGGTAACTTATATGTTGTGAGTTGTTGTAAGAAAGATTGTTGTATAACCTGTGCTTGCGGGAGTTTTGTAATTAATGCTGAAACTAACCATTTATTGTTTTGTTCCTTATTCCAAAACTGTGATAACTTCCATTGCGTAGTATCTATACCTAGCATTGCAATTATCTCGTCAGGTGTTCTAGGTTCTGTTGTAGAGAGTGCTGTTATTTTACTTGTACCATTATCTACGTTTTCATGAATTTCTACAATTTTAGAAAAATCAGGTGCATCATGTGGTAACACTTTTTTATCTATTTGTGAAAATAAATCATCATTAAGAATCACATTTTCACCAAGATTTAATATTGTATCTGTAACTTCTTTTTTAATTGTTTTGTAATCTGATAAAGATAATGCTAATCTTGATGCTTCTTCTTGATTAGACTTTTTTCTTTTTAATCCTTGGTAAACTAATTTGCTTATAAGTGCCATAGTATTAATATTTTAGAGTTATACAAATATAGTTATTTTTAATTATAAAAAACAAACCCTCGTATTTCTACAAGGGAATGTTCTATCTATGGAAAACCAACAAACCATAAATATGTTATCATGGATAGTATCCATTATCTGTAAGTGCTGTATCAAATATAGAAGAAGCTCCAGGTTCTGTTTGAGTTTGAGAATACATAAAGTAATCATTACTATTTAAAGTAACAGATGGAGTAGGTGCAGAATTAATATTAATAGAATCTATATAAAAGCCATTTCCTGCAGAAGATAAACCTGTAAGAGGAGATAAATGTTCTCTCATAAATGCTATATATACATTTTGACCAGCATATGCTGAAAGATCAACTATTTTTTCTGTCCATTGTGTATGCACACCTGTTGGATTTAATATGGGATCATATGTTAAATATGAAGAAGTATCTGAAGGTAAAGCATCAGACCAAGTTGCAACTGTTATAGTATAACTTGTAGTAACTCCTTGTAAAAATGTTGCAGGTGCAATCATTATTTTTAAATAAGTAGGGTTACCTCCAACACTAGCAGGATCAGCTACATCCATTTTTGCATAAAAACGCAATTGACCATTTGTTGGAATTGTAACAGCAGGAGTTGCTAAATAATTTTTAGTTGTATTACCTGTGGTAGCATTTACCTTCATTATGTATGCTGAACGAGAACCTTGATAAAAATTACCAGCTCCTGCTATAGGTTGCCAATTATGTATTGATGTTAAATTAAATCCATTATTGAATATCATCCAAACACCTGAACTATTACTCCAAGTTGCAGGTAATGAGCTAAATGTACTAGGTAAACTAGTAGTATCAAAACCTTCAGTAAAAGTTGGCGTACCTTGAGTAGCAGAACCAGTAATCAAGATTCCTGCACAATCTATATACTCATACTCATAAGGTTTACCTGTACCACCTGCAGTTAATAAATATTGTCTACAAGGATAAGGTGTTAGAACATGTGTAGTTATAAATTTTACAGGTCCTGCAACATTTGTAACTGGAGCAGTTATAATAGATCTATTAATAAAAGTATATACTTTATTGTGTACTAAACTTGTATTAGTTTTTGTTTCAGTTATAATACTTCCATTTCTATTAACATATGCAATTGTAAATGATGCACCAGACCCTGCTTCAATTAAATAACTATTTGCAGATAAACCAAAACATGATACAACATTTTGTGTGTTAATAAGAGAAGTATATGTAATTTGTTGACAGTCGTCATCAAATATTTCATCCAATGTTTGTGTAACATTTAATTGATCTTTGTATGTAACAGAACCACCAGTTGGAAATAATATATCAGGATTATGCATTGTGCCAATGTATCTAGCAGTTGTAGTAGCTAAACATTGTTGTATATAATTTACAGAACCTGTGCTTAATATAAATGTTACGTAAAGATTAGTTATGTTAGAAAGTAATTGTATACCAATATATTTACCAGTATAAACACACGGAGTTACTTTATCAGACATGTATACAATATCTCCAACAGAAATAGTATTTGTAAATACACCTAATGGTCTGTATACGTACACTAAAACATAATCATCAAGTGTACATACATTAGGATCTGGTGTTGAGTAACCATAAACTGCAGAAGACTTTATAATAGCTAACCTTGCAGGTTGAAATACTCTAACAGGTACATTTTCACAACAGTTGCATGCTTTCGTAGATAATAATTGTAATACAGTTTCTACAGGTGTATCCGTTAATATTCCAGCACAAGCAATATTGGGTCCTGTATAATTAACACAAGCACTATCGTAAGTAATACCACACGCTACATCAGAAAGATCTGGTAAAGGTAATGTTGTAGTAAAGTCTAAACATGTTGATGGTGTATCTGGTGTTGGTGAATTGCTCATTGTAATTTGTGTTAATAAATTATTATAACCAGTAGTATTATTATATGTAATATTAGAATTTGCTAATCTAATACAATACTCAGGTCTAGATTCTAAATTGATATCTGCGATTTGTAATAACAAATTATATTGACCATCAGGAATATCATTAACTAAAGATTGAGAAATAGTTTGATTAGATGTCCAAAATCTAGTATCAACGTTTAATTGTTTTTTATATTCAACACCTGAAGCATTTTTAAAAATTAAATAAACTTTTTTAAGTGTTAATATGTTTCCATAACCAACATTTAAAATATTCATTGTAACATCAATTGTTGTTCCAACAATCACTGTTATAAAATTTAATTGTAAACGATATCCTAAATTTCTAACTATTTCATTGTAATAACCTTGAGATGTCCATTGATCCCAAATTTCTGTAAAATAATCTCTATTTAATGTTGAAAAATTTAAAGCATTTAATTCTATAACTGCATTACTACCATTTGTTCTAAGTCCACTATCACAACTATTAAATCCATTAGTTTCACCATTCATTGGTAAATATTGTGAAGAGTTTGCAATAAAATTATAATCAGTTGTTCCTATTGGATTTGTACATTGTGTACTAACATCGTAAGTACCCATGTCACCATAGTTGTTAAGAAAAGCATCATTATAAAAACCAACTCTTGCAGTTGCAGTATTTTGAAAAGCTGTTGAGTTATTTAAAGTTGTACTACCATACATTTGACGTTTAGCATTTGCAGATCTAACTTGTATAGGTATGCTTGGATTAAAAGCAGCCAACATTGTATCAACAACGTTTTTTCTATTTAACCATTGAGTTGGGTTTATTGAACCTTCGTCTCCAAATTCAGAACTACCGCCTGTATAATACCATTCACCATAAACCCCAATAAATCCAGATTGTACAGATATAATAATATCTCTGTTTAAATTAATAACTGCACTTAACTGATTAATGTGATCTATTATAGTTTGTTTATTTGGTTGAACTACTGATAAGTTTTCAAGAATGTATGCAGGTCTAAGAATAACTTTTAATCCTGCCTGTCTTATTCTATCAAAATCAGTTTGTAAATTAGATAAATAAGTATCAGTAATAACGCTACCATTATTTATAAATTCAGTTAGCAATACATATCTGTAAATAACTGTAACTTTATCAACGCCAGTTCTCCATCCTGTAATTTCTAAGTAATCTATAAAACGATAAGTACCGTCACTATTTAAATTTTTAGAATATTTTTGTAAACCTCTTTCAGGATTTGCAAATATAGTAGTATTGTCTCCAGTGTAATAAAAAGTAGATGATGTGTTTGTTGGGCATGTTGGACATGGAGTATTAGGAAACATCTTTACTATTTTTAATTATTAATTACCACCAGTTTTTAATACCTGTACCAGTACCAGCATAAACATCACTACCATCATAATATGATACAAAACCTTGATTGTCTAACATTGCTGTTAAAAATGATGTAATAGGAAAACCTGGTGATAAATTACCAAGTAGTTTTAATTTAGCTAACACTAAACATAAAGAACTTTCATTATTTACAGTTCCGTATTCACGTATTCCAGCTTGATATAAACCATTACTCAAAGGAGAAACTGTTGTATCCTGTATAAGATTACTAAATTCTGTAGAACAAGAATTAAAAGTATTACAACATAGTAAAGGATTAATATTAGCAACATTATCTACTATTGTAAATGCATAAGCAGCATTTTGTATATCGTAATTATCACAACATTCAGATTTTATTCCGATTGTGTCAAATATAGAATCTACTAAAACATCTTCACTTGTTACTGTGTTATATGCGGGACCTAAATATATAAAATCTCCACAATCAGAATAACAATATTCATCAGAAGAACCAAGATTAACAAAATTATTATCTGCAACTAGTGTTTCAATACTATCTGTATTTCCTGTAGTATTATATAATCCCATTATATAATCTATATAACTTACTATTGGATTTTTTGTACAAGCCATTTTATTAGTTTTTATTTATTATTGTTTAATATTATTATTTAGAAACAAGAGGAGCAGGACATTCGCACAAATTAACATAATAATTATCAAATGCAGAAAATCCTCCAATTAAAGTGTTTCCATTTATAGGATCACAATAAACTATTAAATCATTAGAATAAATAGCTTCCATTATAGATGTAATTTCAGCAGTTGTAAATAATTCAGTAAGTATGTTATTTAACTCACATAAACCAGAAACATTGTTAAAACCTCCATATTCACAAATATCGGCAATTCCAAGTCCAGGATTTAATTCACCATCAAGCGTAGGATCAAATAATGTTAAAAAGGTTGTAGCACAAGAATTAAAATTTGACCAATTATTAGTAATAGGTTCTACATTTGAAGGTGTTAAGTCTTTTAAATAATTATACATATCATCACATCTTGAATCACTCAAAATTAATGAATAAACAATGCCATCAGGACAACAGTATTGACATTTTTTTAATACTATACCTGCTTTTAATAGGTCATCTGCTACATCAACTAATAACCACTCATCATCCTGTGCAAATAATGAATCATATGTAAATCTTAATCTTTCAAAGAATACTCTAAGAGGATTAATACATTCTGTTTTATTACAACACAAACAAATGTTTGCAGCTATTGTTTGAATAACTGTATTTAAATTTGTGTTAGTAGGGATATTCATACATGTAATTGCTGGACCTGTGTAGTTAACACAAGCAGCATCATACAATTCTTCACACTCAGTTCCTACACATGTAGGTGGAACAGGTGGTGTAGGAGGTACAGGAGGTGGACAACAATTTCCACAATTACAACCTTGGGTACAGTTTGAATTTAAACAAGACATATTTTTTATTTATTTATGGTTCACAAGGACTTATATAAGTTGGATCAAATTGAGCGTTAGCATATGATATAGAAATTCCACACTCAAGATCTCTTTCTAAAGGACCACATGTACCATCAATACATACGGTTTGATCTTCTGAAACATAAGTATAAAGAACTTCATAATCTCCAACTGGTATTGAAACAAGTACATCCTCATAAGCATCCATACCAGCATATGAACAACTATAAACTAGAAAACGTACTACCACATCAATAGGTGCAGCTAATGTATTTACAGCTGGTAAACCAGTACTAGCATTAACCATTCTTACAGCAAGTCTTCTTCTTGTACGTGTATAGGGTGTATCAATTAAATCAGCATCTGTGCAAACAAGTGATACAGTGTCTAAAGGTGTTGTATTAGCTTGAATTAAAAAACCAATAGCTGGTACAATTATAACGCTGTTTAACAATGCGCGATTAGAACTACCACAACTATAAACAGAAGTAACTGTAATGTTATATACAGTACTTGTTATAAATGCTGTACTTAATATATTATAAATATAGTCATCTACACCTGTATTAAAATTAACAGTTTTTGTATAAATCGGTGATGCAAATAAAGTATCTGATACTTGATAAACATTAATTTCAAACATTATTGGTGTTTGAATACCTGATACAGATGATACACTCCAAGATAAAGCTCCATATGTTATACCAGGTGCAATAGAATAATCTTCTACTCCTACTAAAATACATGGGTTTTCAGGTATACTATTAAAGTATTGCACCATTGTATTTCTCAAATCTTGCATTGTTAACCATAAATTAGAAAACGAATCTGCAAGTGTATTTGGATTTATAACCCATCCACTCATATCTCTCATAAATAATGAAGGATATAAAAGCTGAGGTTGATTTGCTAATGTTGGTATTTCTCTACCAATAGCCGTAGTTAAAGAAGAAGGTGTACCAATTACACTACTTAAATTACAATAGGTGCGTTCAAAATTATAAAACGCTTCTTGTATTAAGATAAGTGTGTTTGGTGTAGAAGATGACGCACATTGAGATATTACGTAAATGTCTGATGTTGAAGGAGTTGAAGGTAAAGCATCTACTTGTGTTTGAAGATCTGTTACTCTTGCACTAACAAGATTAATTTCATTCTGTTGACTATTAATAGCTGTAATGTTATCTACTATTCTTTGTGCTAAATAAACATTATATTCAGATTGAACAAGTTCTGTTACAACATCACCATCTTCATTTGTATAATATAATTCAACAGGTAATGGTAAAATTGGTTCACCAGATGGATCAACTGGAAAACTTAATAATTCAGGAGCAGCTCCACCAGCACAAACACTATTAATTAATAACTGAACTAATTCTTGAAAGTTATCAGGTGGAATAGATTGAGGAGTAGGTAATAAACACGTATAATCTAATTGTGTTATATCAACCATTTCTGAATTAATACTACACAATAAAGTGGCTAGTTTATATACAACTTCATCTATAGCATCACCTGCACAAAGATTAATACATGGAATGTCTGGACCTTGCCATATCACACATGCTGTAGATATTTTTGGACAGTTTTCTCTATTAGAACCTGGATTTGAGATAGGTACACCCATTTTATATTGTGTTTATTCGTTCTTCAATTTTTTCTAAAGTACAACTTCCAGGTGATAGACAACCACATGAATCTTGTTCTTGTTTACGTATTAATATAATACGTAGATCATTTGCCAAATCTTCATCAACAGTTATAGTACACGCTTTTAAACCGTATCTTTTTTTTCTGTATTTTAAAAAAACCGATTGTGCAAACACTTCTGTAATGCGTATTAGCGTATCCATAAGTTAGTTAAGTTACTTTGTTTGATTAGCTTGATTTTTTGCAACTTTTGCTTCATAGTCTGTAACGCAATTTACGCATACAATTTTACCATCAGAAGCTGTTCTTTTTTGACATCCACACCCTAGTGAGGAATAACAGTTTTGACATTGTGCCATTGGTTTAAATATTTATTGGTTATTATCTAGTGCAACTTACGCAGCATCCTGTTAAATATTTATCTAACAATCTTTCTGCATATGTGTACATTTCAACTGCTTGCACAGGAGCATTACAATACTCAGCTTTTGCTTTTGCAGCATCCATATACATTTTTATATATCTTAAATCATGCATTCTTTGATGTTGTTCAGCAGTAGGTTCACATGCTTGTAATTGTATTTTACATATTTCTGCATAATATCTATTCATCAAACGCGTGGTTCTTAAATGATAATACTGAACGTATACTGTTTCATTTGGTGAAACACTATATTTAATTGTGTATAAACCATCAGGGAATGTATCCAGTGGATCATTAACTGCTGTTAACCCTAAATCATTACTTGATAAGTTTAATACAAACCCAGGAGGATTTAATCCATCTGCTTCACCATAGTAAATAGGAATAGAAAAACCAGGTAAGTATATGTCAATTCTTGGACAATCAATTGCCAATCCTGTACCATATACAGATGCATCAAGTATTCTTATAATATTCTCACAAGCTGTTTCTGGTATATCTAACGCAAGTGTATGTTTAATTGCCATAATTGATTCAGTATTAACATCATTACATAAAGAATTTACGAAAAAAAATTAAATAAAACAAAAAGAGGAAAGACTTTTAATCTTTCCTCTATAATGTTTATATGACATGTTACTATGGTAACAATGTGAAAGCTGTGTCATAATTACCAGCAGTAGTCAACCAAGCACCAATACCAGTTTCAAGTGCAGACAAACGAGCTGTTGCAAAGATTCTGATTAAGTATTGATCATTATCCATTGTTCCAGAAGGATTACTTTTACGTGGAACACTATGCAAGATATTGTAAATAAAATATCTATTAGCACGGGTGATTTCACCAAAAGGATTATAATCTAAAATCTCTCTCATACGAGGATCTTGTTGCCATGGTTCTTGTTGGTATCTCTTAGCTAAAATTAATTCTCTAATAAGAGTTTCACCAAAACCTCTACCTTGAATAGATTGTTGTGGTTCTGTTTCTACAAATGGTGCAGATACACAAGGTAAACCTGCATTATCAACGATAGAAGAATAAATTTCAACTGGTTGATATTCAACGTGATCACGTGGAGCAAATGAACAATCACCAAAAGTAGTATCTACATAAGCACCAGTCAATTCAACAAATGAATCTACAGCATCAACTGATGCAGCAACTGTTAATGGAGTATATCCTAAAGTAGTAATAGAAGAATAAATTTTGATTGGTGTAGCAGCAGCAACAACAAATGCAACAACAGCAGAAGCTGAAGGAGTTCCAATTGCAGAAGCAGCAACCAATGGAATATTAGTAGTAGTTGCACCAGCACCAACATATGCAAGAAGAGGATCAGATGTAGTGATTGCTACAGCAGTACCTACAGTTCCAACAGATTTGCTAACCAAATATGTACCAGCACCACCAAGACCAGTTACAAGACCTATAATTGCAGCAGTTCCATAACCAGTAATTGAAATAGTTTGACCAACAGTAAACATACCTGAAGCAGGAGTAGATACTACAGTCATCAAGTTACCAACAAATGTTGCAGTAGATGAAGTTGCTAAAGTAGGTTTGATTAAAACTCTACTTCCAGCAGCAGGAGCAGTAACAACGTTTGCAGAAGTTAAAGCAGTAGCAGTAGCAGCAACACCAGTAGTTGCAACAGTAGCATCATTTCTGTTCCACACTTTTGCAGCAACAAAATTAGATAACCATGGGTGGTAAGCAATTTGATCTAACCAGCTTAACAAAACAACGTTAGGATCAATTAAAGCATTAGTTGCACTACAACATCCTGAATATGCATCCAAAGTAAAGTATGCATTGTGAGTTAAGAAACGCAATGTTGGCGATCCTTTGATGTCTAATCTCAATCGGTAAGTAGAGTTACATGCAATATCAGAACCAGTAATCACCGCATTAAAAGCTGCACCAGTTGTAGTATTTACAATACCTACTTGTTTGATGTCTTGTACGGGTGCCAATGGTTCAGATAAAGTAAATGAACTAATGTACTTAGGATTGATTCCTTTAGATTTTACAGATTCTTTGTAACCTCCGTGAAAAGGTCCCAATTTATCTACAGTGTGAAAACTACCTTGTGCTAAGTACGCTTGTGGCGTAGTAAGGTAAGTTGTTGCACCAGATAATACAACGGATAAATTTGTTGTAGAACTAATTAATGCAAGTTGTCCAGCTGTTAAAGCAGAACTTGCGGTACCAGCAGTTGCTAATAAACTGTTAGCAACGAGTGCCTTCTGATAGGCATGAGGAAAATAAGCCATTTTAAAAGATATTGAGGGTTAATAATAAAATTTTATTTTAAGAATAGTAGTTTATATTTAATACCATTCAGTGTACTTTTTATAGCATCGAGATCATTTACAATTTCAGTGTAAGGCATTACAGCTTGTAATCCATTGACCATCTGATATATATCTCGTATATAAGATAATGCTTCTTCTGCAGAATTCAAAATTCTTGGAGCAGAATCTTCATAATTTAATAGTTTTTCACAAGCACCTTGGAATCCTTCTGCTAAATCATCAGCATGTCCAGGTAATGCATCATATAATTCATTCAATGCTTTATGTGCAGCAAACGAACCTAATCCAGTTACTTTTAAATGTAACTTGTGAAAACTTGTTGCAGCATTCATTAACTCGCTTACACAAGCTGCTGTTTTACCTTCAAGTGATGAGCTAGATGATCCAACTGATCCTGCTGGTTTTTTTAATTTGTAACCTGATGTAAAATCCATGGTGTTAATTATTTGTTATTGCTTGTTGTTTTGTTCTTTGGTATTGGTTCATTGATTCAATGTCACCTGCTAATATTGAGCATGTTTCATCTATCATTAACTCAACAATATCATCTTTAAATTCTGATGTTACATCAGATGCTGAAACAACACCTGTTGATGGATTCACACAATTTATAAATTGTATCTCACGTGGTTTTCTAAAATAAAACAATTTAGGATTTGATATCTTAAATTCGTTATTAGTATATATTTTAATTTTATTACTTGCAAATGTGCAAAAAGTTTCACCCCATACAGCACTTGGTTTTCTAAAATCATCTACTAACAAGTTATCTACATCACCTACTTGCGCAAGATAAACAATCATTGGTCTAGGATCAGGACAACAATCTGATAAACAGTTTACTGACAATCTTTTAAAATACAGATAATCAACAGGTAATAAAGCTGTTTCGTAATATCTATCTTCTAATGTAGCAGTTAACTGCAATTCAGTAATTAATATTTGAATATCATCAATGTTCATTTTTGTAGACTCGTCACCTTCTTTACTTTGATTATGACCATGTACTTGTCTACGTATCCATTCTATCTGTGCTTTATTAAACGCTTCAATAATTTGCCAGCACTCGATGTTATCATAATCGAGTGAGGCAAGTTTATTAAGACGTTCTTTAATTTTTATTTGTAATAAAGCGTTTGTCATGATTTTTTATATTAGCATTTTTTACCACCCATTTTCTTCATACCTCCGTATCTTGCAACAGGAATAATAGGAGCAGGTTTGTAAACTACTTTTTTAGAATCCTTAGAATCCTTACTTAATTGATTTTTATTAAATGACATTGTATATTGTGTTTAGATTATACTGACCAATATCTTTCTGTATTTGTAACTACATCTAAAAGAATTTCTTCATTCAAAGGATTTTTTAAATATAATAAAATATCAGATGGATTTTTACCTAACATTGAACCAGATTTCATATGGTAAATATTACCATCACCTCTAGTAGCAATTAACTTATAAAAATTAGCATCTTTAATAACAGCTCTTAATTTTAAAGTTTCCATGTCTAATGCACATGTATCTAAAAACTTCTGAGCAGTCATTCGTTTATCTTTGTCAACAGTCTCACCACTAATATACTTATCCATGTTATCATATAAAATATCAACTGGTGTAGATTTTTTATACTGTGTTGAATTAGGGTCAATTACTTTACATACATAAAATAATTTATTAGTGTTCTTATCAAATAATTTTTGCAATTCTGCAAAAGCTTTATTTTTAAGTTTTTTAAGTTCTGTTTTGATAGAAGCTGTTTCTTCAAATCTATCTAAGTAAAACTTAAACTTTGGTGCTTCTCTTCTTGCAACTTCTAATGATTTTGCAACAATGCTAAAACCACCATGTTCAATAGCTCTTAATTTAATAAGATCATATGGATCATTTTGTGGATCTAAATAAACAGGTTCATTACTAAATCGCATTGCAATTTTTCCCCAAAACTCATCATTGTCTGGTCTAAGTAATTTTACCTTATTCCAAAAGTCTGGATCATTAACATCAATAACATTTGCAACAAGTTCTTTTTCTAATTGTGCAACTGTAGATCTAATATCTTTTACCATAGCTTCTCTTTCTGCTTCTGGTAAGTTTTTTACTTCTGGTGCAAATTCATTTAAACCTGTAACATATCTTTTGATACCATTGTTCTCAAGACATACGATTTGTTCTTCGTGAAAGATACCTTCAAATAAAACCATTTGGTATTTTTCTAATCCCATATTAGAATTAGTGTTGTCCACAAAAGGTCTAATTGTCAAAGAGCTGCTTCTTTTTAACGACTGATGCTTGTCGATCATTGTAAGTTCCATTCTGTTTAAATTTAAGTTGGTTGTATTCTTCTTTTCTCTGTTTTTGTAATTATTAGTTTAAAGCTCCTAAACCACGTCACGGTTATTACATCTTAGGAGTACCTGCATTACTGCAGGCAGTTGACTAAGTCAACTTGGGGAGAGAGGGTATCTCTTCAACTTGCCATACTATGTGCAAGTAATTACATTTATGCTTTTTTGTACGTAGTCGGTGACACAGTAGCTGCAGCATTTTTTTGTACTGATTGAGGATTAGTAGGTGACTTAACAACTATATGATTCCCCATTTCTTTCAAATTTTTTGCTACAGATTGTGGGTTAGTAGCATTCTTAACTACTATATGATTTCCCATTACTGCATTATTTTTACTTGTTGCCATTTCTTTTTTTATTAATTGTACTTACCTGGGGAAATTAAATCCCCAGGAGTACAAAGTTAATACTAGAATGATCCACCTGTTACAGGGTTTCTCATAACAATTTTCAATACTTTGGTTGGATCTTTTACCCAGATACTTGGCATGGTTTGAGTCATGTAAACTCTGTATCCATTAAAGTTTCCAGAAGAAGCAAATCCTTGAGATCTACCCATATAATCCATAGTACCATTTTGATAGAACCATTTCAATTGATTATCCCAAGATAATTTCAACAAGAAGATGTTGTCATTAGTGTTATCAGTGATATCAAATACGATAAAGTTGTAAGAAGACAATGGGAAACCATCAATGATTGGATTCTCAATATCATTAGTATGTACGTTATCAAATGCAGGATTCAATACAAACTTAACATTTGCCAAGAAAGGAATTGTGTAGCTTGTAAAAGCAAATCCAAAGTTCAAGTCCATAGCGTTGTTACCTGAAATAGCACCAACACCTGATTTGTCCATGTTAGCAATCAATCCAGTAGTACCTCCGATAGTTCCAGAGAATGCTTCTTTTTTGATAGCTTCGTTAACCATTCTCATACCAGCCATACCAGTTTGAACAATGATTTGACGATTTGGATCTGGTCCTTTGAATTCAACTTTACCATTGTAGAAGTTAAAGATCTCAGAACGGAACAACTCTAAGTTAAATGTAGACTTGTTATAGATACGTTTGTATGAGTTGTCTAATTGAGACCAAAGTCCTACTGATAAACGGATATCATCTGGACCATCTTGTTTAATTCTACCACCTTGTCCCCACATTAAGTAAGTCTCGATGTCATTTGCAACTTTTGATAAGTGAGCTGCTTCTAAGTTAGTAACGAATGAACGAGTCAAATTACCATTATCATATGATTTTTTGATCCAATCTTTACCCATAGATTTAACCATGTCATCAATCTTAGTGATAGATGGATCAAGGTTTTTATCAAATGATCTCCAGATCTCAGTTACAGGAACTGTACCATCTGCATTAAGACCACCTTTCATCATCATGTCAGCACGAGATGAAATTGAATAGTGTACGTGAGCTTCAGCACCTCCTACGAAGTTGTAATACTCACGGAAACCATTTTGCAATTCTCCGATATCTGAGAATCTTTCACCATACTCACCACGAGCAGAACCTTTTCTGAAGAATTTAGTTCCTGGTTTAAGATACTTTTTATCTAAAGTAGCAGTGTTGTTGTTGTTTACCAACTGAACAGTGTAAACAAATCCATCACCTGATGGCAAGATGTCTTCATTTGGTAAGATGTACAACTCTAGACCTTTATATTTATCATAAGTGATGATATCACCATGACCAAATATACGTCTGTTAATTTTGATTTTGAAAGAAACTCCATCAGCTCCTAAAGTAGTCTGAGTAGGTTCTACGTCTTCTACAATGTAAGGAAGATCTTGTACAATAGGCGTTTGCCATTTGTACTCTCCACGAGCATTGTCTACCATGATGGTGTTTTTACCACCGAAAGATGCCATCTGATAAAGAGGCATTTCTACCTTTTGCGTCATTGCCCATAAGTCAACAGGTCCTAAATCCATAGGTTCTGAACTTTTAAGCATATTTTGCAAATGGTATGAGTCTACATGCGAGCTTACCTTGTAGGTAGTGTCACGCAAGAAGAGACCATTGTTTAAAACAGGTGTTGCCATTTTTTAAAATAATTAAGGTTAATGTTTAGCGTTTGAAAATATTTGTTTGTCTTGTAATCTTTCTTGTTGAAGGTTTAGCATCATCGTCATCATCTCTTGTATAAGAAGAAATCTTACGTGATTCTTCTGTTTTAAGTTTTCTAACTGTGTCAGCTACTACCTCATTCTTTGCTTGCTTTCTAATGTTTTCTTTATAATCTTCAGGATCAGAAAGTAACCATAATGTTTCAGCAATTAAATCATATCTTGGTTCTTTACCAAATTGATAATCTTCTAAAAGTTTTCCTAACATATTTGTAGGTCGTCCTGTAATACTTTCATATTTAACAGTTGTGAGTTCATCCCACAAAAACTTTTGTCTTTTACCATCTAGTTTTACACCGTTCAATTCTCCAGGTTTTAAAGTTTCATATATGTTATGCATATATGCTTCTTTCTTTGCCTGCTGTTGTTGTTTAAAGTGTTCTTGTTGTGCAAGTTTAGATTGTAACATTTCTTCTTGCAGATCGTCTAATTTTGGTTTGAACTGATTTGCTTTTTTCTGTAAGTTACCATTTTCTGCCCACTCCTGAATTTGTTCTTCAATTAACTCTTGATCATTATTACCAAAACCTGTCGCTTGTAAGTATTGTCTTACAATCATCTCTTGGTGTTCTGGTTCTCTTACATCAAGTTCACGAACTTCTTCAACATGAGCTAATGCTCTAAATAAACCTTTTAAATCTTGTCCACCTTTAGCAACATACTCTGCAGCATATTGTAATTCTTCAGGTAAACTTTCAAAGAACTCTTTTGGAGTTTTTGCAGCAACCTCATCTTTCATGTTGCTTACATTGGCTTGCCATAACTCCTCTACATCTTTTTCTGATAATGTTCCTAAGTAATCATCTAATGATTGATTAGTCTCATCATAATCATCAAAAGCAAACATTTCGTTGTTTTCAATTCTTTTCTTTAAGAATGATACTAAACCACTTTTGTCTGTCTTTGCTCTACCACCTTTTCTTTTAGGTTCGTCATCAGCATCTTCATCTTCTTCTCCTGTTTTAAGAACTGTATCTAATGCATCTAATGCACTGTCAGTTTCAACTTCTTCCTCTTCATCCTTTTCTAGGAAGTCTAAGTTAACAGGTTTACTATTTGATGTAAACAGGTTAGGTTTTTTATCATCATCATCATCCGATGTAACTACACTGTCTGCACCTGGCATCGGTAAAAAGTCATCAATATTTTCGATAACGGTGCTTTCTACCTGTGATTGGTTGTTTGCGTTTGTACTCATTGTTTTTAAATTAGTTGGATTATCTTTTCTTCTTCATATATAATCTACAAATTAAATCTAAAAGATTTATTAGTAGTTAAATTTTATTTTTACATTTTTGCCACTATAACGCTACAACTACTTTTTGTCATATTTATTTTTGTTCATAGCGGCAACTTGCACCTGTTTATTAGCAATTCTTTCACGTGTTTGTAACTCTTCACGTTTTAAATTTGCTTTAGTTTGCTCATTTACTTGTTTGTTTATTTCAGATTCACGTTTTAAAGAAATGTTTTGTCTGTCAATTTCTTTCTTATCAAGATATTCTAATGTGTCAATATAATCTGATTGTTGATTAGTATTGAAATCTTGACCACCTGTATATCCTGCAGAACGTATTTCAGCTTCGTAAATATCTTTATCACGATCAAGTTGATTCTGTTCAGCTTGCCATGCAAGTTTTTGTTCTTGTCTTTCAGACTCAGCTTTTTGCACCATCTCAACTTGTTGTTGTTGAGCTTGCTGATCTTGTTGACGTTGAGCGTTAACTTTTTCTTCAATTGCTTTAAGAGTATGAGTAATTTCTGCAAGTGAGTCTGCTTTGATCAAATTACCTAAATCATATATAGAAGCACCTGCTGTATTGTTTGATAATGCAAGGTTTCTAATTTGATCAGTAATCTGACGTTGATTTACTTTTGTAGAAGTAAATACATTTAATTCTCTTGATAATAAATCAGTACCATTAATTTGGAAGTTTACTTTTTCGTCAAGAGTTGTAATATATTGTAATCTTACACTTGGTTTAGTACTGTGATAGTATTGTGCAAGATCAGTACGCATCTGATGTACTCTAGGCATTAGGTATTCTGAGTGATTTACAAAATACATTTCTGTTTGAGAGTAACTCATGTTGATTGCTTGTTCAACACCTGTAGCAGTTTCTTGACTAAGTGTTTGACCCATACGTTGTGGGTTTAATCCAATTACCTCAAACGCTTGTTGTTTAAAGTAGTTAGATAACTGTATTCTAGACATTAACCTTTGTGTTTGTTCTAAGTTTAGAACTTGGTAATGTTGAAAGTTTAATGCATTCTCAGTATTTGTAATAGATGTATCAAGAGGTAACATCTGGAAATCTTTCATTGCAACATATGCTTTTGCAAGATTGTTCTTACCCCAGTCTTCACCCATAGAGTGACGTGGTAAAGAGTTTTGGTCAAGCATAATAACAGTACCTAACTCATCTACTAAGATATCTGCTATCTGGTTATTAGTAAGATTGTAACCAATTTGGAATGGTTTCATCTTATCTACCATAGATCTTGATCTACTATTTCTATCATGGAATACAGATCCTTCTACAGGAAGCTTACATCCATATAATGTACTGTCACCTTTAAATTGGAACTTCAATGGTTCTACATTTAAATACAAAGGTTTGAAACCCATGTTGTCATTGTTACCATAGAAGGAAGGTCTGTTAGGTCCAATTTTAACACCACCCCAAACTTGATTAATCCAGATCCAATCTATATGATCACCAAATACTAAATTGTCTTTTTGTTTACCTTTAAGTACAGTGTTATCATATAAAGGTTTCTCAGTTACTTTATAGTTCTCATCTACAATAGTTTGATGCATCATTCCTTCCTCATCAATTTTTGTAAGATGTCCTAACATTCTTTGTGATTTCCAGTATGCTGTAGTAACACGTAATAAAGAGTAATTACTAAAATCCATTAAATCTTCAGATTCATTAAGGATTCTGTAAATAATATCATCACCTGTATTTAATGTCGCATCTCTGTGTGCTAAAAATTGACGCATTCCTAAAGAAGGTCCTTCAACGTTCCAGTCATGTGATCTTGTAGAATCATAGAATGATCCATCATTTTGTACACCAGGTAAAGCATATCCTGCAGATTTAACAGGGTATATTGCTTCTAATTGTTGCATCTCATCTTTAGTCATCATGTATCCATACTTGTCGATGATATCTGAGATAGTCATTAAGTCTAATCTACCTACCCAGTTTGATTGAGATACATATCGTGCTTCAGGAGATTTATGATAGAATGTAAGAACAGGGTTCCATACTTCAATATCATAATCATCTTCATTTAATTTAAAGTGCCAAAATTCTCTATCAGTAATTAACATGTCTCTAAAAGCCATGTTCTCTAATTCTTTCATGTAGAATCTTTCACTATCAACTGCGTGCTGATGTGATGCCCATTGTTCTACAAGTGAACGGTAATCCTTTTTAAAAAACTGCTCAATCTCAGGAAGAGTTTTTATATTATCAGGAGACATCATTTGTTGTGCTTGTTGAGCTTGTTGCTCATCTTCCATGTTCAAACCCATTTGTTGAATGGTTTGCTGCATCTTCTGTTCACCATATGCAACAAGTGTTTGCTCAATCATTCCTCTTTTAGAATCAAGCATCTCATTAAATGATATATCATCTACTGCTCTATACGTAATCTTATCATTACGTTTTGCAAATTCTCCTGTGAGTACATTAATAACATTTGGAATAATAGGAAAGAACTTTAACTCAAATGCTGACATATCCTCTTTGGTAAGAGTGTCAATCAAATCAGCATATTCGTTATCTTCTTCAACGATATAATCTGTCTTATCGATTATACCATTTGCCAACTTATAGTTTTTTAGTAAGCGTCTTGCATTACGTCTAATTTGTTTAAGACCTTGCATTTCCAACCAGTCAAGATTCCATGCTCCCCACTGTTCATTTTTTTGAGAAGCAAGCAAAAACTGAATAGGTTGCGTAAGCGTACCCATTCTGTTATATTCTGTTGTAGCACCTCCTTTAAGTTGGAGAGCATTATATAATTTTGGCATAGTTGTATATATTTATTATCTCATGTTTTTAAAAGGACTGCGTGGTTTTTTCATAGAGTCGTTATTCCCAAACATAGATGAGTTTTGTCTACCCATGTGACGGAAAGGACTCACTTGTAATTTAGCATAATTATTTGACTTTTGCAAATTATCATCTTCTCTTTCAGTACGTTTAGTGTATCCTCTATTAGATTCTTGCACTTTTGCAAATGCAACCATTGCACAAAATGCAACTAACCTATCGACGTTTAGTCCATCTCTATATGCTTGCATTTCTTTTAGTAGCATAATATCAGGAATTCTCTCTACGCCATATGTTGTTCTTACAATTGTTCCATCTGGTTTTGTCTCGTGATCTAACTCTTCCTCAATGAATTGCTGTGCATATGATATCAAATTACCTTTAAATAATGTACCAACGTTTCTCCATCCATATTCCTGAAAAACATTTGCATTACTTTGTAATTCTTTTAAGAATAATATCTGACTTTTAGGCACCAAATATTTTTGTTTACGTTTAGCAATCATATATTGAATAAACAAACTTATGTTATTCTCAACAATTGTCCAAGCATTGTACCATTCTATAATAAGTTCTAATCTCTCATGTGTTTTTGTAAGGTCATCAAACCTTCCACACCATGCTGCTACAATCTTATCTCTTTCAATTGTCGATTCTATTGTACCATCAGCTTTGTGTTTAGTAACCTCCTGCGATGTTTTGTATACATATATAGAACACAACGAATCAGATGTTGTAGTTTTACCTTCTGCAACAGGGTCAATAGATGCATAATACTGTCCAAACTGTGGATCTTTATTTGGTTTTTCCCACACAACAATAACACCTTCCTTATGTTCTGTCTTAGGAGATATTGGAAACTCTGATATAGGTATTCTGTTAGATACTTTGGATACAATCTCCCCTGTCTCAGATCTATTTAATTCTACAAATTCTTTATAGTATTCGTTATCTTCTATTCTTCTTATTTGTGCAGTAACCAAACCAGGATTAAACTTTGCTACTTTTCTACTAGCAAATGCTTCTTTTATATTAATTGGTTTTTGAGAAATACGTAATTGGTAATCTTCAGGATCCAAAGATTTTTTCCATATAATTCTTTCTTCCAAGATCATCTCTAATGCCTTGTCTACCAATGAGTTACCATAATCATCAATACATGGAATCATTGACCACTGCTCAGGAATAAATAAAGCACGCATTCCTATCTCACCAGATTCATCTATAAGATTAGTTTCTACTGCAAGTACATCTTTACTGTCAGGATTTTCTAACATTTTACGTAGTGGCTCACACTGATCTAAATCCCCCACAGAACCAGCAGCAACAAATTGTCCAGTATAAATCATACCAGACTTCATTGCAGGAAGTAAGTACTCTATTGTTTGATTCATTTTAGGGGCAATACCTGCCTCCTCGTGAAAGAAAAAAGTACAAGGACCTCCTACACCATTTGTAGGATCTTTGTCCAATATAAGACCTGTAATTACAGATTTTAAACCTATGTCTCTTTTTCTACCTCCTTGGTTAATTTCAATCTTTTGTTCCCAGTTAAATATCTTATCAGGGTTACATGGTCTATACCATGCTGTATAAGAATTTAAAAAGTTACGATATTCTTCAAGAAAACGCCAGGTACCTTTTTCACCAATATAGTCTTTAAGAGATCCTGCAATTTTATTTACAGATCCTTCTTCAAACCAGAAGTAATTAATCATTTTAGCACCGTGGTAGTAACTAGATGCAATCTGACGTTTCTTTAATATAACAGCATGTCTATAACTATGTCTACCAAGTTCTTCATATAGTGCCATATGATACTGTGCATCTCTGACACTTGCAAAACCAAAACGAGAAATCTCTTTATTGTATATAGGTAAAAAGTTTAACCACATGTAATAATCTCTTGTAAGATACCATGTGTTCTTTTTGTTCTTATATATTACACCATTTCTACATTTCCTTTTTTCTGCATCCCAATAGTCCGTATAGTCTTTAGAACGTATTGGAGCAAAACAGTAAACCTTACCATTTTTTTCAAAGTTCTTTGCTTGTTCATTAAATTTTAATGATGTTTCATCAAATTCATATTTTCCAGGTTCTTTAAAACATGACCATAAAAACTCTACAAATTCTTCACGAGTTTCGTAATCTGTTGATAACCATTCATTTACAGAATCATCATAGGTAGGTATACTTATGTACATGTACTTAAAATTTTAATTAGTTCATTTACATCTGCATGTGAATACATTTCATCTTCAGTTAATTCACCGTTCCAATATTTAGTATTGTTTTCTCTACTAAACGCAGACCATACTGATTTATGGTGGTTATAATGTAAAATCCAATTATATAATATATCGTTTGTTTCCATTACATTTGATCGTAAGCAATATTTTGTCCACCTCTTACAGAAGACTTTTGTTCTTCCATAAGGTCTTTATACGCACCTTTAAACGATAAACGAATCGGTTCAAATTTAACAGCAGCATTAACCAGAGAATTAATATTACCATCTCTACCATGTTGTATTTCTGTCGTCTCCATGTACCTCCCCAACCTGTCCAACATACTTTTGATACCCATGTACGCACGAAACGTAGGAGTTTGATAAAGGGTCTCACACAATTTAAGAGCAGCGATGATAGCATCATCTTCAGTACTAAAAGTAATAGCAAGCTGCGAAAATATAAGTTCTTCTTTCTCATGCTCTTGTACATCAAAAAATGGGTTAAGATCTGGATTAGGACAAGTCATATAAAACAAGTATGCATATATATTATGATAATCTTCTGGATATATATCCATTATAACTGCTAAATCTTTTAATGTATGACAATGTTCTGTAGGTACAATTACACCATTACTAATATCAAATAGTCTTACCATTATTTTTTCTTTATTTTGTCTTTGTTGTTTTCATACCATTTTAATACAGACAGCACCTCATCTTTTAAATAAGGCATTTCATACACTTCTATATTTTTAATAACTGGTTCTCCTTCTGGTGATAACTCTAAAATAGGGTATCCAAACTCATCTGTTTCTTCTTTTTCATAGAAACTAATATGATGTATAATAAGTTTACCTGCTTTTAAGTTAGGGTTATGCTTCAATATAATATACATATAAATACTGAGTTGTAGATTATAATGATTTAAATTACAGTCATCTAGGTGTGCAACAGGTCCTAACATTTTTTTAGATACACCTTCCCAATTTACAAAAGATGTCTGCTCTATTTTCTTATTAGTTTTGTAATCTGTAATATGTACTACTCCATCAGCCACTTCTACAAGATCAGATTGACCACATATACCTGCTGATTTTAAATACACCATGTGCTCAGGATAAATACCATCAACTAGTTTTTGTGTAGGTGCTAGTTTTTTACCTGAATCATCCATAATAGGTTTAACAACAGGTAACTGCACATCATGTCTAACCATAGATTCACAACTAACAATATCTTGTTCACGCTGATCATGGTACCAGTTACCTAATGTACAAGCTCTATCTGCTTCTTTTTTCCAAGCTGCTTGAATTTGCTCAGGTGTCATTCCTTTCCACTTGTTGTCTTTCTTTTTATTTAAAGAACATTTTAGTGCAATTGCCTGAGAATCAAATGGTTGCTTCAATGATCCTAACAAAGTAGTTACAGATAACCACTTAGTAACGTCTGCTGGATCTATCGAAACATAGGAATGTGTCGATGCTTCAAATATTATTGCCATGATTTATTTATTTATTTGGTTAATAATAGACTGTTCTTCTTCTTCTGTAACTTCAGCTTTCCAAAAATCTTTAGGGCAAGATGATGAAAGTGATCTTGTTTTAAACTTTAAAGAACAACCACACTCTGAACAACAGGGTTGTGTCCCTGGCACAGCACAATTTTTACCTATGTGATCAATATGCTCACATAAAATACAAATTTGATTTCTATAAAATGCAATATCCTCAACATCTTTTGTTTTAAAGATATTGTTTTTGATACCCTCCGCAATTTTATTGCGGTCCTTCCAAATCCTGATTAAGTTTCCCATCTCTATATTCTTGTTTTTTTATGATTACTAGTTCTTTTCTATCTGCTTCTTGCTGCATTAATTCTTGCAGTTTTATAAGTTGCTCAATATCAGTACGTCTCTGAATTATCATTTCATATGTCTGAACAGATATGTCTTCATCTTTTTCAATCTTAGCAACAAACCTCTGACTCATTTGCAACTTCTCAGCTAAAGATTTTTTCTTAACTACAAAAGTACCAAGTCTTGGTACAATAACTGAATGATGCTCTATCGAAGAAAGCTTTTTTTGTAGAGTTTGGTAGAAGTACGATACAACGTCATCTACTAACTCAGTAGGTAAATTTAACTGCTCTGCAGTCATATCTACTATATGTTTTCTTTTAAGTGGATTCAACTGATAAATAATTATAGTCTAATAATACGTTACCCTTTGAAAAAATATCAAACTCAGGATTTAACTCTATAGTCTTTCTTCCTGTTTTAGTTTTAATTATGATATTACGTTTTTCTAATTTAACAATTTTATTTCTTATGTTCTGTGAACGTAATGATAATTCTTCAGGTGGGGTATCTGGATATAATTCTCTTGCAGCATTTGCACAAAAGTGATTTAATCCCATAGGTCCCCACATCACCAATAAGGTAAGTATGTCTAAATCAGAAGCTATTAAATGCTCCTTTCTAAAAAACATTATCTCTGTGATGAGTTGATACTTAATGCTATCATAAGTATTTATCCTCAATTTTTTTGTTACTTTTTTTACTTCCATCTCTTCTCTAAATGTTTGTTATTTCATACATATTGTACGATTTTGTACGGAATACCGTACATTTTGTGGAGGTGGGGGGAGTCGAACCCCCGTCCAAACCATGATCAATAATACAATTTATACAGCTTAATTGGGGTCAAGCTTACTTGACGATTCCACCACTCTATTTAATCTAATAGAGAAATCTTTTGAATCTAGGCTGCTAAACCAACTACTACATCCTCATTTAATAATGAGAATACTTTGTTCATATTAGCTTCTACTTGTGCGTTTGCTCCTAGAGCTACTACACCATTTGTGTTATTGCCATTTAATAAATTCACCTTAGTTTACAGTTATCTCTCTGGCTGATTGTATTACTTACTAATGACCTGTCAAAACCAGTCACCCCCTGACGGGAAAGCTATTTTTAAAGTAGATGCACTCCCACGAACTACTATTTTCTATCTAAAGATATGTTCTTACAAAATCTTATCTCCTTATTATTTAATGTCCATATCTCCCCATTATCCATTGCACATGTAAATAACAAATCGTGCTCTTGTGAATAATCAATAACTAAAAAAGCGTACCCTTCCATATTGTCAGATATTCTTTTTATAGGAATCATTGGGTTTAGTTGTAACATATCATAAACTATTATTAGTTATCAGGACACGACTCGAACGTGTAACTACTCGGATAGACCTACGTTTTACCAGTTAAACTACCTGACTTGTAGTAAGAGATGTTCTAAATGTTTGCATCAGATAGACTGGGACACATTACTACTTTTTGTTGCAATTGAAATACATCGTGTTGCAACTCACGCTAGCTAACGATCTAGTGGACATCCGCGCCAATGTAAATATACACCCGTCATTCCAACGCTTCGATCCTTATCCCTCATGATGGAGTCAGGCATAATACTTTAATTAACCACCATACTCAAAGTCAAGGATCTGACCTACTAAATCAGATCTATGATTCTCTTTGAGTTTGATCCATTCTATACCATCGATCTTTTTTGAAAGTTCAATAGCGTAAGAAAGTCCTGTGTAACTATCCTTGATATCCTTTTGTTCGTTATCACCATTGATGATAATTTTACCTGTCTTACCTAGTCTAGTTAGAATAGCTAACATTTCCCCTTTTGACAAGTTCTGTGCCTCTTCCACCACAAGAATATCATCAATAGTTTTACCACGTATAAACTGCACAGGATAAGCAATAATCCTTTTTGCCTTAACCAACTCTTGAATTTTAAGTTTGTCATAACACTTCTCAAGATTCTCTTGAAATGCTTCCAAATAAGGATTGAATTTATCTTCAAGTGCTCCAGGTAGAAACCCTAAAGAATTTCCAACTTCAATTGTTGCTCTTGTAACAAATATATGATCACATTGTTTTGTCATCAAAAAGTCTAGTGCAGTCTGTGCACATATCAAAGACTTACCACTTCCTGCTCTACCAGTTACAATCACAATCTGATTATCAATAATCAACTGCTTTGCTACCTTCTGTTCCTCATTCAATGTGACGTTATACTTAACCTCAGATTTTCTTACTCTATTTGGTTCTTTCATTTTTTTTGTTTTAAAAACTATATCTACCTATACTTTAACGCCTTTGTGACTCAGAACTCTGCAGCGATAGGATTTCACCTGTATTATATAGTTTAATTATTACCAGATAATTGCAACATCACCTTCACTGATAATCAAGTAAAGGACTTTATCGATGTCAATAATTTCTGCTTGTTGTATGCCATAGGTTGGTACATATACCTTATCACCAGCTTTCACTTCTTCAACATCATCACCAACAGCAAACACTTCAAGTGCTGTCCATTGTTTCATGTTTTCAGCTTCTAAAGCTGCTTTGGTTTCTGCACTAAGTTCAATTGAACTTTCTTTCAGTACGGGTTTGATAAGTAAAATTCTTCTACCGCGTAACTTTTTAAATAATTCCATTACTTTAAAATTTTGTCTATGTTATTAATTGTTTTTGTTGTTTCTGCTCTGCTTGTTTCAACTGCAGTAAGTTCATCAGATAACTCTTTAAGTTTTGCCTGAATATGGATACCATATTCTTTTTGCTCATCATGCAACTGTTTAAGTTCATCTTGCATAACAGTAAACACATTTAAGATTCTGTTTTTCTTTGCAAGAAGAACGCTGCTTGTAATTGGTTGTTTACCAAACATAACCTATGACTTTTTAAGTTGTCTTTCTTTAGGTGCATCTTCTGGTTGATCTGTAAGACCAATTACATCTCCAACTTTGATACCTTGAGCTGCAAGTTCTGGATTATTATCCATATCTTCTTGGGTTATAGTGTGCTCAACAATACCTGATGCAGGTTTACCAGCATTAGGTGCTGACCAATGTGCTTGTTTTGCTACAGCTTCAGCTCTGCGTGCTTCAAACTCAGCAGTTATACATGCGATCTCAGCAAGTTGTTTACGAACTTCTGCTACTTCAATTTGCTCTTTGTAAAAAGCTAATACCTCATCTTTAGTAGGTACCTTTTTTTCTTCTGTTGTACTCATGGTTTTTTAAATTAATTAATTATATGACAAATATATAAATAAAAGTTTAACTTTTACAAATTTATTTTATATTTGTACAACTTTAAATTAAATTAAAATGGAAGAAAGAGAATTAACCTTCGGGGAAAAATTGGTTGGAATAACATTCAACCCATCAGGCGATGAAAGAATAAACAGAGCTAAAGAACTTTGTGCTGAACTTGCAGACTTACTTTATCAAGATTATGATAACAGAGAAGAAGTAACAGACTTCTATGATTATCTTTATGAGCATGCAGTAGGAGAAATCCTGAATGCACAAATGAATGCGGTTAAAGTTTTAACTTTTAAATACTAACAAATATGAGGCATGTAGTAAAAGCTTGGGAAAAAATGTCTTTACCAAGAACAGAAGGAACAAAGGGTGGAAAGTTTTCAATAGAGATTGAAAATGCTGAAGATGTAAAAGGTGTAGCGCCTGTTGTGAAATTTACAATCCAATCAGATCCTATTGGAGAAGTTGGAGTAAATGGTTGTCAAGTAATTGATATGCTTGAGTATGTAAAATGTTTATTTGAAAGTCTTAATGAATCTTTTCCTTGCAGAGAAAATGCTTTAACAATTACTAAGATTGAAGAGGCTATTCACTGGCAAGAAGCAAGAACAAAAGATAGACTTAGAAGACAGGTAGAAGGACAAAACAAAGCATAAAATGAAAACAGAAGTATTAAAATTCTATGCTACGTGGTGTGGACCATGTAAGATATTATCAAGTCGTTTAGAAGGCGTTGAAGGTATCACAGAAATTGACATTGAAAAGAATACGGAATTAGCACGTGAGTACCATGTACGTAATGTACCACTATTAGTTTTTCTAGTAGATGGAAAAGAGGTATATAGAAGCGTAGGTCTAATGAGTAGGAATGCATACGATGCAAAACTTAAAGAGATTAACGACAGCAAAGAACTCAAAGATATCGAGGTAGTAGACGAAGAAGTTGTAAAACCAGAAGAGTAATGGAACTAATATCTACACACCCTATCAAAAAATCAGATTTAGGATTTCATGGAAACCTATTTGGTGGTAAATTACTAGCATGGATGGATGCGGCAGCAGCTGCATATGCTATGCAAATATGTGATACACCAAGAATGGTAACTGTGATGATAGACCAATGTGTATTTAAAAAACCTGCCAGAGAGGGACAACTTATAAAAATATATGGAGAGGTGTCCACTATAGGTACCACGTCAATAATTCTTTATATGGAAGCAAGGTCCCACAATGTATACTCAGGACTTCAATCGACGATACTATCCACCAATATGAAATTCGTTAGGATAGATGAGGGTGGTGATCCAATACCAATATCAGAAAAAGTAAAACTTAAACACAACAGCAATGGCAATAATAATTAAAAGCGCGTTAAACTTTGGACAAATCGTATATGTTAAAACAGATACAGCACAAGATCCAAGACAAGTAATAGGAATACAAGGAACAGCAGACGGAGGTCTACTAATTAAACTTGCTGTAGATGGAGAAGTAACCTGGCACTACGAGTGCGAAATCACCACAGACAAAAACATCCTATTCTCTATGGATAACGACTAATAGAGAAAACACTAGATGACAAAAACCCTCGGTAGAAATGCTGGGGGTTTTTTAGTAATTGCTGCTGTGTGTTTTTTAGTATTTGATGAAAAAATTTTATATAGAAATTTACATATGGTTGGTGAAATATATTGAGGATGCGAATGTGGGTACCCCCTAGCAGATCATCCCCACCCCCAACATTTCAACCTGCCCCACCCCCCTGAATTTAGTATATCATTAACTTTCTTAAATTTTTAACAAATGAAAAACAAAATGCAAAAATTGTATCTTGCACCACAACTGAGTGCGGATACACAGGAACCTGTATTCTTTAACGTTTACGAAAACGAAACTGTTGTCGACAAGGCGACAGGCGAAGAAATCACACGTGGCACAGCACGTGTAATACTCGCTTACAAAACTCGTAAAGTAAACGTGTTTACTAAAAGTTCTACGAGTAAAACTGTACGTGCTACTCACAACTTTCCACTCGACAACGTTGAAGACGTTAGCGAGATAATTGATTTCTTGCAAGACGCTTTCGACCCTGACGGTGTCTTGCCTAAAAACTTCTTTACTAACCAAGACGTTGTTTCCAATTTCATTGAAACCAACGAAAAATTGTTTATAAAGGTTCCTGCGAAAATCGTTACGCAGGAATTTGCTTTTAAACTCTTGCGTTATAAAGCAGGCAATACAGCAGAGTGCTTAAAGTCTTACGTTGCCGCGTTGTCTACAAACAAGACTCATACCTATACTGATAGTAAAGGTGTTGAGCGTACTGTTGACACACCTGCGTTTGCAAGCAAAATCACTAACGTGATTAAGCGTGCTGTACGTAAAGTAAATCCTAAACTTCTTGTTGAGTGTGCTGACACTACAGGTAAGTTTAGTTTTACTTTGTTAGGCGCACGTGACCTTAAAGAATTAAGCGCGATTATGAAACACGCTGACGAAATTCTTTTTGGTACTGCTAAAAACCTTGACGGTATTCTTAAAAGACCGCGTAAAGGTGCGCCTGCGTTGCAGACAACAGACGGTAAATATATACTGTCTGATAACTTCTTCGTGGACGATGAAAGTTTCTTTGATAGTGCTCCTGAAATCAAAGTAGAGCACGATAGCGAAAATGCTTCTTTCGTTAAGTATCAAAATGAAACACGTGCCGCAAGAGTTCTTGCTTCTATTGTCGAAAATGAAAGCGAAGATGAAGAAGATGATGATGAAGAAACTGTAGGTGCCGAAGCATCGTTTGAAGAGGGCGAAGAATAGTAGTTTGAAAATCACCCGTGGTATTCCGTTGTGAGTATCACGGGTAGATTTTTGTTTCGTTTATCCTCTACTAATTGAAGATGAATGCAACAATCGCTATTAGATCGAAAGGTTTTTTGCTGAATCATCAGCTTTATGACCATTATAATACGAATACTGCAATAATAATTGTCTCCACTCGGTAGTCAATTGCGAATAATGCAATAAATTAACAGAGAAGATATTCATTAGTCAACTATACAATACAACTAAAAAAGATAGTTAACTACTTGAGTGTGAGATAATTAATAAAACTATTATTTGTTTGAGTGAATAGTGGATGAGAGTGTGTTAAAGTATGACAAACACACTCTCCTACTATTATAACTCGCTCAAAATCAGTAAAAAAGCATAAGAATTGCGACACTATATCGCTACTAAAAACAATTACGAAGAACACAATACTATTAAGAAGAATGTAGTTCTATACTCTTATCTATTGCTTATAGTGTTATTTCTTTTAGGATAATCATATCCACACCCCGCGAAATCAAATCAAATACTAATACTAATTAATTAAAATTATGAATATCAAAGTCCCTTATGGTTACAAGTCTATGAGAGTATCGAGTTTAAACATCTATACTATCAAATTACGTTTAAAGATTTCAGAGTCTGATCTAGTATATAAATTCAAGAATGATATATCTAGACTTATCAATTTTAGTGAACGTGTTAAAGCTGCAGGTACATATACTACTATTACCTTTGCTACTATTAGTGATACAGAGTATAATACTGTATATACTGAAGTTAATCGTGTTGTTGCTGAGATTAAACACGAGCGCGTTGATCGTCAACATGGTATACATACTGAAGATGAACCACGCGAAATTCACTTGTTAGATGATATAGATTCATATCTAGCTGCTATATAATATGAAACAAGAAGCCTTTTTAATTGTGGGGATAACAACTATCCTCACAATGGCTTTCTTTTTAGGAGGCAGAGACAAATCATGTGCTAAAAAATTATTCACTAACACAGAGAAAGAATACAAATTTATTTCAACTGAATTAAAAGACACAATAACAACATATAACCAAATACATATATTACGATGAAAAAGTTTATCAGTCAAACAGCAGCAGATAATAATGGTGATTACACTATTACATACATTGATCATAACGATGTTCTTATTACAAAGAATATGAATCTATTTAACTAACTGACTAAATAAAAAAATTATGCAAATCTTAGATGATCTTTCAATTACTACAACAGATTGTAGATATGCTCTAGCAATGTGCTCTGGAGAAAATAGTTTTAATCCTTCGGATGTAAATAAAGAGAATTGGGTACAAATTAGAAATAAATTTTTAGCTGATGTATCATATAATGGTGCAAGAAGTCATACTGCTATTATTAATGTATTACTTTGGTTTAACCAATTTAATGATTAACAATACTTTAGTCAGTCAACTACAGGTAATGCTGGGTTGACTGATTATATAATACTGACTAAATGTATGAAGAACGCTGAACAGAAATATGCTACAAGAGTATTCTATTCTCTTAAGCATGCAGAACATTTTAAAGCAAAACTTGGTGATAGATGTTTACAGACTATTAAACAAGATAAGCTTGGTAGATATAAAGTTAGATGGCTTATTGATAAGTCAACCGTCAAATTTAATAAATAGTAAATAAAATGAAACATCAAGAAATTATTAAAGAAATTAAAGATTTAGCATATTATAAAACTAATGCTGAAGAAGATTATTTAAAAGTTCCAATTAGTGTATTAAGGTATATTTCTGAGTTAGAACAAGATAAGAAAATGTATAGTGAGGAAGAAGTAGTTCAACTATTACAAAAAGCACTTACACATCAAGATGATGGAGAAATAGGTAGTTTAGTTACAGCACAAAAAGAAATAAGAACAGCTAACTTTTATAGTTGGTTTAACAAATTTAAAAACAAATAAGATGAAAAGAGAATTTATTCCTTACGAGCAAGCATTAGCTTTAAAAGAATTAGGTTTTGATGAACCTTGTTTTGGTTATTATAATAACTTGGGAAGACAACAATTTATATTGTCTTTAAGAAACTTGAAAGAAGATAATAATGATTCAATAAATTACTTTTCAGCACCACTATACCAACAAGCATTTAGATGGTTTAGAGAGAAGTACCATATAGTAGGTGAAGTAAAATTCAAAGGAGGCAAAACCACTAAAACTGCTTGGTATGATTACATAATATATTCAGAAATTGATTGGGAAAATAAAAATCCAAATGAACAATGGAAGAAATATGAAGAAGCAGAACTTGAATGTCTTAAAAAATTAATTGAGATAATAAAAACTAAATAAGATGAATACACTAATCGCTTTATTAGGTACAAGAACATATGGATATGGAGTCTATAAGTTCTTACGAAGAATGCAGGATAAGTTTAACTAGCATTCAAAAATATAATGAAATAACTAAACACATAGAAAGACAAACAAGTAATAGAGATATCAAAGCTGTATCAATGCACAAGGGACGATAACAGTGAGTAATTTCCCTTCGTATTACAACACTATCAAGAAGTGTTATGTTTGTTGAGTATGGTAAGTGGTAATGGCAAAGAATAGGGATTGCAACCTTAAACCCAAAAAACCCCAATCTTGATGGATGTGTTTAGTTTTTATTATCAGTACTCCCTAAGTCAAAGTGTTGTACAGCACTGGAAGTCTAAGACAAGCCAAGACTGTCTGTAAGGGGAAATCAGTAGGTAATCTGATTAAAAGGTTAAACATTGAAACCTTTTGTAAATTATGCTGAATTAAGCTCCATAGTAGTTTACATAAAGATGCATGCAGTAATGTATGAACGTGAGTTGCCTTGAGAAAGCAATAAATATTAAGAGTATTAAACTGATATACTACTCACGTAATGAGTTCTCAGCAAGTAGTTAATGATGTAATACTGAAGCGAACATTAGAAACTTCGATAGTGAAGTTAACTACGTGACCCTACTCTTATATGGGCGTAAATATAAAGAAACAGTCATATAAGAAAG